CGAAGTTAAAAAAAGACTTGCCCTTAAGAATTATGGCGGGCGTAGTCTCCTGATTAAATCAAACCAATCACGATCACCATCAAATAAATCATCCACCTATGGAGGCGGAGTATAGTCATGGCAAAAATATTTAAGAGAACACTTTCTTTTCCAAAAGTAACAGGGATAGGTCAAGACGACTACGATAAAAAAAATGACAAACTAAAAGATCAGCTCAAAGCACAAGGAGAAGTAATTTCAAAAAATATCTATTCACAAAAATCTCTTCTCAACCCACGAAAAACAGCACAAAACGCAAAGAACGCAACACCGGCCGGAGGCGGTTATGGCATTTAAAGTTGATCCTTATTTTAAGAGCATTGAAAACCTGTTAAAAAGGGCAAAGGACGCAAAGTCAACAGCCGACCAATGGCTATCGCTTCATCAGGAAGCATACGACTTTGCCATGCCAAACAAAGAAACTTACAGGCTACAAAATCAAGGTGCTCGAAAAGACAGGCACATATTTGACAGCACAGCAATAGAGGCTGTCGAGATATTCGTTAATAAAATTCAACATGGTTTCTTTCCTCCTTGGCAGGAATGGATGGAAATGACAGCCGGAGGTTTAGTACCAAAAGATGAAAAAATAGAACTTACCCGACTACTTCAAGAGTCCGGTGCTATTTTCTTTTCTGAATTTCATCAGTCAAACCACACGACTGAGATTTCACCGGCACTTGGCGATTGGGCAATTGGGTCAGCTTGTATGGAAGTAGAAGAAGGACGCTTTGATCGTAACGAGTCAGCCTTTCACTTTATTAATATCCCCTTATCTGAAATCTTTCCAGAGACACCGGCATATGGAAACGTGAAGTCCTCGTGGAGAGAGCACAAGGTCTTAGCCGAGAACATTAAACAGAACTGGGCTAAAGCTGAGATACCAAAAGAACTTCAATTAATCATCGACGAAAAACCGCAAACGAAAGAGAAGATCCTTAACGGGCAGATTTTCAACCCAGAAAGAAACGTATATCACCAGTTTATAATCTGGAACAAACACCTTATCTTCACTCAAGAATTTACTGAAATGAGAAGGATTGTTTTTAGAGCTTCCGTAACCGCAGGAGAGGTTTTTGGTAGAGGGCCGGTTATAAGGAATCTCGCAGACATCAGGACGCTAAACAAGGTCAAAGAGTTTGTGCTAAACAACAGTGCATTACAGATTGCCGGAGTTTATACCGGTGTGGATGATGGTGTTTTTAATCCTAGCACGGTTCGCATAGCCCCAGGGAGCATAATTCCGGTAGGGTCAAACAACACGCAGAATCCAAGTTTGACACCCCTCGCACGGACTGGTGATATTGGCACAGGGCAAATAATCATCGAGAATTTACAAGCCAAAATTAACACCGCTTTCTTTGCCGAGCCAATGGGAAATGTTGACGGAGCCGTAAGATCGGCAAGCGAGCAGATAAGAAGACATCAGGACAACTTAAACCGTACCGGTACAAACATGGGTAGGCTGTTTAATGAGTACATTCAGCCTATGGTTAAGGCATGTATAAGCATCCTTAAAAGCAGGGGCAAGCTTGACAAGGCTCTTGTTGTAGATGGTCGTAAAGTAAGAATCAAAATGGTATCACCTCTGGCGAAACAGAAGGAGCTTGAGGATTTCCAAAACTCTCAGGTTTGGTATGAAGCGATACAGCAACTTCCTCCGGAGATAGCGATGATCGCGGTAAAACAGCATCTCCTCCCTACTTATTGGGCAGAGAAACTTAGCATCTCGCTTGACCTCGTAAACACACAAAAAGACATAGATAGAGATTTGCCCGCTATACTAGAACTATTAAAACAGAACGCAGGAGGTGGAAGTGAAGGAGAAGTATAATGTCTTTGACAAAATGAAGATTGATGGTGAGGCTCTTACACCAGAAGAAGAAAAAGAACGGGACGAAGAGAACAACGAGAAAGATAAACTAATATTTGAACTGTTTGAAAAAAACCCGATTGGGAAACTGTTCTTAGAAAAGTATCTCGTTCCATGTCTGGTGAAGTTCCCAATATTGCGTAAAGGCGAAGTGCATGATTCATACGACATTGGCTATAATCAGGGGATGCTCGATTGGATCAGATTTATAATTATAACAACAGAGAAAATGAAAAAGAAATAAGAAAGGAAAAGCTATGGATGGACCAGATGTAGTTACAAACCCAGAGGACATTAACGATGTTACACCCCCAACAGACCCACCGCCCGCAGTAGACCCACCGCCCGTAGTAAACGCACCACCAACGGATACACCGCCAACGGACAACAAAGAGTGGTATATGCGTGAAGGAGTTAAGGGTGAAGGTGAGAAGCCCGAATGGTTCAAGTCAGACAAATATGGATCCGTTGAGGATCAGGCAAAAGCATATAAAGACCTTGAGGTCAAGTTCGGTGCTTTTACAGGAGCACCAAAAGACGGATATCTCACAGACGATATAAACGAAAAATTAAAAGAAAACGGGTACGAAGTGGATAATGACGACCCGCTTCTGAACGAGTATAAAGATTTTGCAAAAGATGTCGGAATGAATCAGGAAGGTTTTGAGCGTGGCATGGAAATGTATGCTATGTCAAAACAGGCCGACGAGCTGGCGATAGAAGTCTTTAAAGAGTCAGAGATCAAATCTCTTGGAGACAATGCCGAGAAGATGATTGGAGACATGAACGATTGGGGAGATGCAAATCTGCCGGAAGCATTAAGGGAAGGTTTTAAACAGGCATTTCCAACCGCTGACTCGCTTAAGGCTGGCATGGCAATAATAGCTATGACACAGGGAACTCCTGCAAATCCAGAACACGCAGACCCAGCTGGGCCGATCACTTCTGCGGAACTTACTGCTATGCAGTTTGAGTTGGATGGTAACGGTAATAGAAAGATTAATTCTGATCCAGCGTTCCGTGCTAAATATGAAAGTGCCAAGAAGCAGGTTCATGGCGACGAGAACGATATAACATATGTAGGATAAAAAACACTTGCATTCGGTTTAACCTTATGTTAGTGAATGATTATAGGGACTTAAATGCTTCTCTAAATATTAGAAACATAGGATTTAATACCGACGGGCAGTCGGGAATTTACGCTTGCGGAGATGGCTCAATAGAGCCGTCGTTGAAACAAGAAAAAGAATGCTTAGTAAGCTAAGCAGAAGCCATGGGGCTTGCCCCGTGGAGTGTCACGTAACACAATAAACCTATCAGATACCTCTTTTAAAGAGCCTGAAACAAGGGTTTGCTCAACGGCAATAATCAACCCCGACTTTCGGACACGTTGAGATTGAGCCACAAAACAATCTTAATAATCTTTTAAAGAGGTATGTCATGAGTAAATTTCTCAAACAATCAGCAGTATCGGAATTTGATGGCGAAGTTAATCACGTATTTCAAGGAATGGCTACGCTTCGATCATGTTGCACAATCCGTACCAACGTAAAAGGGGAGTCTTATCGTTTCGCTCGTATGGGAAAAGGTATGGCAAACCAGAAAGCAACACAGGCCGATGTAGTTCCTATGAACATCGACCACAAACGTCAGATCGCATATCTGTATAACTGGAATGCTCCAGAATATACTGATATCTTCGATCAGCAGGAAGTTAACTACGAAGAGAAACAGGAACTTGCGGAAACAATCGCAGGTGGTCTTGGGCGAAGAGAAGATCAGATTGTTATTGATACTCTCGGAACTGCAAATTTCGTATCAACAAACGATCTTGACCCCGACACCGGCCTCGTCTACGATGTGAGTGCTTCTGCAAATTTTACAACCGCAGTTGTTCACCGAGCACGGAGACATTTTCAAGAACTTGAAACAACCACAGAAACCTTTGCATTAATCGAAGCAGAAGCATTACAGCATTTACTTGCTACCGATACCCGTATCAGTAACAAGGACTATGATGCTATGCAGAGATTGATCTCCGGTGAGATGGGCATGGTTCCTTGGCTTGGATTTAAGTGGAAAGTCATGGGAAAACGTGCAGAGGGCGGTCTTCCGTCAGTAACAAATGATTCTGTCGCTTATTTCTGGGCAAAATCCGCAATTGGACTGGCAATTGGAATCGACATGAGAACTGAGATAAATTATGTTCCTCAGAAAACTTCATGGCTGACCAATGGCCTGTATAAAGCCGGTGCTGTTCTTCGTGAACCGCAGGGCATTGTAAAAGTAGTCTATGACGAAACAAGATAGATTACTGGCAATAACGTGCTACCTCTGAAATGGGGTAGTACAAACTTTTAAATTGAAGAATGAGGTATTAAAATGGCTTTAATAATTGCAGATATTGATTATATGCCCCGTGTTTCGGCACAGGCAAATAACAACGCACCTTCTGTCTGGGCTTTCAGCGGAGTACATGCCGACGGTAGTCCCCAAGATTTG